CTTAAAGAATTTTTCTATCTATAGATAGAGAATTTTCTTATTTAGACTTTGTGTCTACTCTTCTCAACTAAACGAAATTTTTCTAGTGCTGTCATTTGTTATGGCAGTCCTAGTGTAATTGAAATTTCGTCAAGTTTGTAAACTGGTTAGGCAAGTGTTGTATTTTCTGTGTCTAAGCACTGGTGATTCTGTTCACTAGTGCATACATTGATATTTAAGTGGTGTTCCGTCACTGCTTATTGTGGAAGCAACGTTCTGTCGTTGTGGAAACCAATAACTGCTAACCATGTTTTACAATCAAGTGACACTTGCTGTTGCAAGTGATTCGGAAATTTCAGGTTTTGGTTTTGCCATTCCTTCTGTAGCCGTTCGCACCTATAGCGAAGCCGCTGCACAAGGTTTTCAGGCATGCCGTTTTGTTGCTTTTGGCTTACAGGATTGTGTAACCGGTATTAATGATGATGATTATGTCATTGCATTGACTGGTACTAATCAGCTCTGTGCCAAAATTTTACCTTTTTCTGATAGACCCCTTAATTTGCGAGGTTGGCTCATTTTTTCTAACAGCAATTATGTTCTTCAGGACTTTGATGTTGTTTTTGGCCATGGTGCAGGAAGTGTGGTTTTTGTGGATAAGTACATGTGTGGTTTTGATGGTAAACCTGTGTTACCTAAAAACATGTGGGAATTTAGGGATTACTTTAATAATAATACTGATAGTATTGTTATTGGTGGTGTCACTTATCAACTAGCATGGGATGTTATACGTAAAGACCTTTCTTATGAACAGCAAAATGTTTTAGCCATTGAGAGCATTCATTACCTTGGTACTACAGGTCATACTTTGAAGTCTGGTTGCAAACTTACTAATGCTAAGCCGCCTAAATATTCTTCTAAGGTTGTTTTGAGTGGTGAATGGAATGCTGTGTATAGGGCGTTTGGTTCACCATTTATTACAAATGGTATGTCATTGCTAGATATAATTGTTAAACCAGTTTTCTTTAATGCTTTTGTTAAATGCAATTGTGGTTCTGAGAGTTGGAGTGTTGGTGCATGGGATGGTTACTTATCTTCTTGTTGTGGCACACCTGCTAAGAAACTTTGTGTTGTTCCTGGTAATGTCGTTCCTGGTGATGTGATCATCACCTCAACTAGTGCTGGTTGTGGTGTTAAATACTATGCTGGCTTAGTTGTTAAACATATTACTAACATTACTGGTGTGTCTTTATGGCGTGTTACAGCTGTTCATTCTGATGGAATGTTTGTGGCATCATCTTCTTATGATGCACTCTTGCATAGAAATTCATTAGACCCTTTTTGCTTTGATGTTAACACTTTACTTTCTAATCAATTACGTCTAGCTTTTCTTGGTGCTTCTGTTACAGAAGATGTTAAATTTGCTGCTAGCACTGGTGTTATTGACATTAGTGCTGGTATGTTTGGTCTTTACGATGACATATTGACAAACAATAAACCTTGGTTTGTACGCAAAGCTTCTGGGCTTTTTGATGCAATCTGGGATGCTTTTGTTGCCGCTATTAAGCTTGTACCAACTACTACTGGTGTTTTGGTTAGGTTTGTTAAGTCTATTGCTTCAACTGTTTTAACTGTCTCTAATGGTGTTATTATTATGTGTGCAGATGTTCCAGATGCTTTTCAATCAGTTTATCGCACATTTACACAAGCTATTTGTGCTGCATTTGATTTTTCTTTAGATGTATTTAAAATTGGTGATGTTAAATTTAAACGACTTGGTGATTATGTTCTTACTGAAAACGCTCTTGTTCGTTTGACTACTGAAGTTGTTCGTGGTGTTCGTGATGCTCGCATAAAGAAAGCCATGTTTACTAAAGTAGTTGTAGGTCCTACAACTGAAGTTAAGTTTTCTGTTATTGAACTTGCCACTGTTAATTTGCGTCTTGTTGATTGTGCACCTGTAGTTTGCCCTAAAGGTAAGATTGTTGTTATTGCTGGACAAGCTTTTTTCTATAGTGGTGGTTTTTATCGTTTTATGGTTGATCCTACAACTGTATTAAATGATCCTGTTTTTACTGGTGATTTATTCTACACTATTAAGTTTAGTGGTTTTAAGCTTGATGGTTTTAACCATCAGTTTGTTACTGCTAGTTCTGCTACAGATGCCATTATTGCTGTTGAGCTGTTGTTATTGGATTTTAAAACTGCAGTTTTTGTGTACACATGTGTGGTTGATGGCTGTAGTGTCATTGTTAGACGTGATGCTACATTCGCTACACATGTGTGTTTTAAGGACTGTTATAATGTTTGGGAGCAATTCTGCATTGATAATTGTGGTGAGCCATGGTTTTTGACTGATTATAATGCTATCTTGCAGAGTAATAACCCTCAATGTGCTATTGTTCAAGCATCAGAGTCTAAAGTTTTGCTTGAGAGGTTTTTACCTAAGTGTCCTGAAATACTGTTGAGTATTGATGATGGCCATTTATGGAATCTTTTTGTTGAAAAGTTTAATTTTGTTACAGATTGGTTAAAAACTCTTAAGCTTACACTTACTTCTAATGGTCTTTTAGGTAATTGTGCCAAACGTTTTAGACGTGTTTTGGTAAAATTGCTTGATGTCTATAATGGTTTTCTTGAAACTGTCTGTAGTGTCGCATACACTGCTGGTGTTTGCATCAAATATTATGCTGTTAATGTTCCATATGTAGTTATTAGTGGTTTTGTAAGTCGTGTAATTCGTAGAGAAAGGTGTGACATGACTTTTCCTTGTGTTAGTTGTGTCACCTTTTTCTATGAATTTTTAGACACTTGTTTTGGTGTTAGTAAACCTAATGCCATTGATGTTGAACATTTAGAGCTTAAAGAAACTGTTTTTGTTGAACCTAAGGATGGTGGTCAATTTTTTGTTTCTGGTGATTATCTTTGGTATGTTGTAGATGACATTTATTATCCAGCTTCATGTAATGGTGTATTGCCTGTTGCTTTTACAAAATTAGCTGGTGGTAAAATATCTTTTTCTGATGATGTTATAGTTCATGATGTTGAACCTACCCATAAAGTCAAGCTCATATTTGAGTTTGAAGATGATGTTGTTACCAGTCTTTGTAAGAAGAGTTTTGGTAAGTCCATTATTTATACAGGTGATTGGGAAGGTCTACATGAAGTTCTTACATCTGCAATGAATGTCATTGGGCAACATATTAAGTTGCCACAATTTTATATTTATGATGAAGAGGGTGGTTATGATGTTTCTAAACCAGTTATGATTTCACAATGGCCTATTAGTAATGATAGTAATGGTTGTGTTGTTGAAGCGAGCACTGATTTTCATCAATTAGAATGTATTGTTGATGACTCTGTTAGAGAAGAGGTTGATATAATTGAACAACCTTTTGAAGAAGTTGAACATGTGCTCTCAATTAAGCAACCTTTTTCTTTTTCTTTTAGAGATGAATTGGGTGTTCGTGTTTTAGATCAATCTGATAATAATTGTTGGATTAGTACCACACTTGTACAGTTGCAACTTACAAAGCTTTTGGATGATTCTATTGAGATGCAATTGTTTAAAGTTGGTAAAGTTGATTCAATTGTCCAAAAGTGTTATGAGTTGTCTCATTTAATTAGTGGTTCACTTGGTGATAGTGGTAAACTTCTTAGTGAACTTCTTAAAGAAAAATATACATGTTCTATAACTTTTGAGATGTCTTGTGATTGTGGTAAAAAGTTTGATGATCAGGTTGGTTGTTTGTTTTGGATTATGCCTTACACAAAACTTTTTCAAAAAGGTGAGTGTTGTATTTGTCATAAAATGCAGACTTATAAGCTTGTTAGTATGAAAGGTACTGGTGTGTTTGTACAGGATCCAGCACCTATTGACATTGATGCTTTCCCTGTGAAACCTATATGTTCATCTGTATATTTAGGTGTTAAGGGTTCTGGTCATTATCAAACAAATTTATACAGTTTTAACAAAGCTATTGATGGTTTTGGTGTCTTTGACATTAAAAATAGTAGTGTTAATACTGTTTGTTTTGTTGATGTTGATTTTCATAGTGTAGAAATAGAAGCTGGTGAAGTTAAACCTTTTGCTGTATATAAAAATGTTAAATTTTATTTAGGTGATATTTCACACCTTGTAAACTGTGTTTCTTTTGACTTTGTTGTCAATGCTGCTAATGAAAATCTCTTGCATGGAGGCGGTGTTGCACGTGCTATTGATATTTTGACTGAAGGTCAACTTCAGTCATTATCTAAAGATTACATTAGTAGTAATGGTCCACTTAAGGTTGGAGCAGGTGTTATGTTGGAGTGTGAAAAATTCAACGTATTTAATGTTGTTGGTCCGCGAACTGGTAAACATGAGCATTCATTACTTGTTGAAGCTTATAATTCTATTTTATTTGAAAATGGTATTCCACTTATGCCTCTTCTTAGTTGTGGTATTTTTGGTGTAAGGATTGAAAATTCTCTTAAAGCTTTGTTTAGTTGTGACATTAATAAACCATTGCAAGTTTTTGTTTATTCTTCAAATGAAGAACAAGCTGTTCTTAAGTTTTTAGATGGTTTAGATTTAACACCAGTCATTGATGATGTTGATGTTGTTAAACCTTTTAGAGTTGAAGGTAATTTTTCATTCTTTGATTGTGGTGTCAATGCCTTGGATGGTGATATTTACTTATTATTTACTAACTCTATTTTAATGTTGGATAAACAAGGACAATTATTGGACACAAAACTTAATGGTATTTTGCAACAGGCAGCTCTTGATTATCTTGCTACAGTTAAAACTGTACCAGCTGGTAATTTGGTTAAACTTTTTGTTGAGAGTTGTACCATTTATATGTGTGTTGTACCATCGATAAATGATCTTTCTTTTGATAAAAATCTTGGTCGTTGTGTGCGTAAACTTAATAGATTGAAAACTTGTGTTATTGCCAATGTTCCTGCTATTGATGTTTTGAAAAAGCTTCTTTCAAGTTTGACTTTAACTGTTAAATTTGTTGTAGAGAGTAATGTTATGGATGTTAACGACTGTTTTAAGAATGATAATGTAGTTTTGAAAATTACTGAAGATGGTATTAATGTTAAAGATGTTGTTGTTGAGTCTTCTAAGTCACTTGGTAAACAATTGGGTGTTGTGAGTGATGGTGTTGACTCTTTTGAAGGTGTTTTACCTATTAATACTGATACTGTCTTATCTGTAGCTCCAGAAGTTGACTGGGTTGCTTTTTACGGTTTTGAAAAGGCAGCACTTTTTGCTTCTTTGGATGTAAAGCCATATGGTTACCCTAATGATTTTGTTGGTGGTTTTAGAGTTCTTGGGACCACCGACAATAATTGTTGGGTTAATGCAACTTGTATAATTTTACAGTATCTTAAGCCTACTTTTAAATCTAAGGGTTTAAATGTTCTTTGGAACAAATTTGTTACAGGTGATGTTGGACCTTTTGTTAGTTTTATTTATTTTATAACTATGTCTTCAAAGGGTCAAAAGGGTGATGCTGAAGAGGCATTATCTAAATTGTCAGAGTATTTGATTAGTGATTCTATTGTTACTCTTGAACAATATTCAACTTGTGACATTTGTAAAAGTACTGTAGTTGAAGTTAAAAGTGCTATTGTCTGTGCTAGTGTGCTTAAAGATGGTTGTGATGTTGGTTTTTGTCCACACAGACATAAATTGCGTTCACGTGTTAAGTTTGTTAATGGACGTGTTGTTATTACCAATGTTGGTGAACCTATAATTTCACAACCTTCTAAGTTGCTTAATGGTATTGCTTATACAACATTTTCAGGTTCTTTTGATAACGGTCACTATGTAGTTTATGATGCTGCTAATAATGCTGTCTATGATGGTGCTCGTTTATTTTCTTCAGATTTGTCTACTTTAGCTGTTACAGCTATTGTTGTAGTAGGTGGTTGTGTAACATCTAATGTTCCAACAATTGTTAGTGAGAAAATTTCTGTTATGGATAAACTTGATACTGGTGCACAAAAATTTTTCCAATTTGGTGATTTTGTTATGAATAACATTGTTCTGTTTTTAACTTGGTTGCTTAGTATGTTTAGTCTTTTACGTACTTCTATTATGAAGCATGATATTAAAGTTATTGCCAAGGCTCCTAAACGTACAGGTGTTATTTTGACACGTAGTTTTAAGTATAACATTAGATCTGCTTTGTTTGTTATAAAGCAGAAGTGGTGTGTTATTGTTACTTTGTTTAAGTTCTTATTATTATTATATGCTATTTATGCACTTGTTTTTATGATTGTGCAATTTAGTCCTTTTAATAGTCTTTTATGTGGTGACATTGTAAGTGGTTATGAAAAATCCACTTTTAATAAGGATATTTATTGTGGTAATTCTATGGTTTGTAAGATGTGTTTGTTCAGTTATCAAGAGTTTAATGATTTGGATCATACTAGTCTTGTTTGGAAGCACATTCGTGATCCTATATTAATCAGTTTACAACCATTTGTTATACTTGTTATTTTGTTAATTTTTGGTAATATGTATTTGCGTTTTGGACTTTTATATTTTGTTGCACAATTTATTAGTACTTTTGGTTCTTTCTTAGGCTTTCATCAGAAACAGTGGTTTTTACATTTTGTGCCGTTTGATGTTTTATGTAATGAGTTTTTAGCTACATTTATTGTCTGCAAAATCGTTTTATTTGTTAGACATATTATTGTTGGCTGTAATAATGCTGACTGTGTAGCTTGTTCTAAAAGTGCTAGACTTAAACGTGTACCACTTCAAACTATTATTAATGGTATGCATAAATCATTCTATGTTAATGCTAATGGTGGTACTTGTTTCTGTAATAAACATAACTTCTTTTGTGTTAATTGTGATTCTTTTGGGCCTGGTAATACTTTTATTAATGGTGATATTGCAAGAGAGCTTGGTAATGTTGTTAAAACAGCTGTTCAACCCACAGCTCCTGCATATGTTATTATTGATAAGGTAGATTTTGTTAATGGATTTTATCGTCTTTATAGTGGTGACACTTTTTGGCGGTATGACTTTGACATTACTGAATCTAAGTATAGTTGTAAAGAGGTTCTGAAGAATTGTAATGTTTTAGAAAATTTTATTGTTTACAATAATAGTGGTAGTAACATTACACAGATTAAAAATGCTTGTGTTTATTTTTCTCAATTGTTGTGTGAACCTATAAAGTTGGTAAATTCAGAGTTGTTGTCAACTTTATCTGTTGATTTTAATGGTGTTTTGCATAAGGCATATGTTGATGTTTTGTGTAATAGTTTTTTTAAGGAGTTAACTGCTAACATGTCCATGGCTGAATGTAAAGCTACACTTGGTTTGACTGTTTCTGATGATGATTTTGTTTCAGCTGTTGCCAATGCACATAGGTATGACGTTTTGCTTTCAGATTTGTCATTTAATAATTTTTTTATTTCTTATGCTAAACCTGAAGATAAGTTGTCCGTTTATGACATTGCTTGTTGTATGCGTGCCGGTTCTAAGGTTGTTAACCATAATGTTTTAATTAAAGAGTCAATACCTATTGTTTGGGGTGTCAAGGACTTTAATACTCTTTCTCAAGAAGGTAAGAAGTACCTTGTTAAAACAACTAAAGCAAAGGGTTTGACTTTTTTATTAACTTTTAATGATAACCAAGCAATTACACAAGTTCCTGCTACTAGTATAGTTGCAAAACAGGGTGCTGGTTTTAAACGTACTTATAATTTTCTGTGGTATGTATGTTTATTTGTTGTTGCATTGTTTATTGGTGTCTCATTTATTGATTATACAACCACTGTAACTAGCTTTCATGGTTATGATTTTAAGTACATTGAGAATGGTCAGTTGAAGGTGTTTGAAGCACCTTTACACTGTGTTCGTAATGTTTTTGATAATTTTAATCAATGGCATGAGGCTAAGTTTGGTGTTGTTACTACTAATAGTGATAAATGTCCTATAGTTGTTGGTGTTTCAGAGCGTATTAATGTTGTTCCTGGTGTTCCAACAAATGTATATTTGGTAGGAAAGACTCTTGTTTTTACATTACAGGCTGCTTTTGGAAACACAGGTGTTTGTTATGACTTTGATGGTGTTACCACTAGTGATAAGTGTATTTTTAATTCTGCTTGTACTAGGTTGGAAGGTTTGGGTGGTGACAATGTTTATTGTTACAACACTGATCTTATTGAAGGTTCTAAACCTTATAGTACTTTACAGCCCAATGCGTATTATAAGTATGATGCTAAAAATTATGTACGTTTTCCAGAAATTTTAGCTAGAGGTTTTGGCTTACGTACTATTAGAACTTTGGCTACACGTTATTGTAGAGTTGGTGAATGCCGTGACTCACATAAAGGTGTTTGTTTTGGTTTTGATAAATGGTATGTTAATGATGGACGTGTTGATGACGGTTACATTTGTGGTGATGGTCTTATAGACCTTCTTGTTAATGTACTCTCAATCTTTAGTTCATCTTTTAGCGTTGTGGCTATGTCTGGACATATGTTGTTTAATTTTCTTTTTGCAGCATTTATTACATTTTTGTGCTTTTTAGTTACTAAATTTAAACGTGTTTTTGGTGATCTTTCTTATGGTGTTTTTACTGTTGTTTGTGCAACTTTGATTAATAACATTTCTTATGTTGTTACTCAAAATTTATTTTTTATGTTGCTTTATGCTATTTTGTATTTTGTTTTTACTAGGACAGTGCGTTATGCTTGGATTTGGCATATTGCATACATTGTTGCATACTTCTTGTTAATACCATGGTGGCTTCTCACATGGTTTAGTTTTGCTGCATTTTTAGAGCTTTTACCTAATGTTTTTAAGTTAAAAATCTCTACTCAATTGTTTGAAGGTGATAAGTTTATAGGTACTTTTGAGAGTGCTGCTGCAGGTACATTTGTTCTTGACATGCGTTCTTATGAAAGGCTGATAAATACTATTTCACCTGAGAAACTTAAGAATTATGCTGCAAGTTATAATAAATATAAATATTATAGTGGTAGTGCTAGTGAGGCTGATTATCGTTGTGCTTGTTATGCTCATTTAGCCAAGGCTATGTTAGATTATGCAAAAGATCATAATGACATGTTATATTCTCCACCTACTATTAGCTACAATTCCACCTTACAATCTGGTCTTAAGAAGATGGCACAACCATCTGGTTGTGTTGAGAGATGTGTGGTTCGCGTCTGTTATGGTAGTACTGTGCTTAATGGAGTTTGGTTAGGTGACACTGTTACTTGTCCTAGACATGTCATAGCACCATCAACCACTGTTCTTATTGATTATGATCATGCATATAGTACTATGCGTTTGCATAATTTTTCAGTGTCTCATAATGGTGTCTTCTTGGGAGTTGTCGGTGTTACAATGCATGGTTCTGTGTTGCGTATTAAGGTTTCACAATCTAATGTACATACACCTAAACATGTTTTTAAAACGTTGAAACCTGGTGATTCTTTTAATATTTTAGCATGTTATGAAGGTATTGCATCTGGTGTTTTTGGTGTTAATTTACGTACAAACTTTACTATTAAAGGTTCTTTTATAAATGGAGCTTGTGGTTCTCCTGGTTATAATGTTAGAAATGATGGTACTGTTGAGTTTTGTTATTTACACCAAATTGAGTTAGGTAGTGGTGCTCATGTTGGTTCTGATTTTACTGGTAGTGTTTATGGTAATTTTGATGACCAACCTAGTTTGCAAGTTGAGAGTGCCAACCTTATGCTATCAGATAATGTTGTTGCCTTTTTGTATGCTGCTTTGTTGAATGGTTGTAGGTGGTGGTTGTGTTCAACTAGAGTTAATGTTGATGGTTTTAATGAATGGGCTATGGCTAATGGTTATACAAGTGTTTCTAGTGTTGAGTGCTATTCTATTTTGGCAGCAAAAACTGGTGTTAGTGTTGAACAATTGTTAGCTTCCATTCAACATCTTCATGAAGGTTTTGGTGGTAAAAACATACTTGGTTATTCTAGTTTATGTGATGAGTTCACACTAGCTGAAGTTGTGAAGCAGATGTATGGTGTTAACTTGCAAAGTGGTAAGGTTATTTTTGGTTTAAAAACAATGTTTTTATTTAGCGTTTTCTTCACAATGTTTTGGGCAGAACTCTTTATTTATACAAACACTATATGGATAAACCCTGTGATACTTACACCTATATTTTGTCTACTTTTGTTTTTGTCATTAGTTTTAACTATGTTTCTTAAACATAAGTTTTTGTTTTTGCAAGTATTTTTATTACCTACTGTTATTGCAACTGCTTTATATAATTGTGTTTTGGATTATTACATAGTAAAATTTTTGGCTGACCATTTTAACTATAATGTTTCAGTATTACAAATGGATGTTCAGGGTTTAGTTAATGTTTTGGTCTGTTTATTTGTTGTATTTTTACACACATGGCGCTTTTCTAAAGAACGTTTTACACATTGGTTTACATATGTGTGTTCTCTTATAGCAGTTGCTTACACTTATTTTTATAGTGGTGACTTTTTGAGTTTGCTTGTTATGTTTTTATGTGCTATATCTAGTGATTGGTACATTGGTGCCATTGTTTTTAGGTTGTCACGTTTGATTGTATTTTTTTCACCTGAAAGTGTATTTAGTGTTTTTGGTGATGTGAAACTTACTTTAGTTGTTTATTTAATTTGTGGTTATTTAGTTTGTACTTATTGGGGCATTTTGTATTGGTTCAATAGGTTTTTTAAATGTACTATGGGTGTTTATGATTTTAAGGTGAGTGCTGCTGAATTTAAATACATGGTTGCTAATGGACTTCATGCACCACATGGACCTTTTGATGCACTTTGGTTATCATTCAAACTACTTGGTATTGGTGGTGACCGTTGTATAAAAATTTCAACTGTCCAATCCAAACTGACTGATTTGAAGTGTACTAATGTTGTGTTATTGGGTTGTTTGTCTAGTATGAACATTGCAGCTAATTCTAGTGAATGGGCTTATTGTGTTGATTTACACAATAAGATTAATCTTTGTGATGACCCTGAAAAAGCTCAAAGTATGTTGTTAGCACTCCTTGCGTTCTTTCTAAGTAAACATAGTGATTTTGGTCTTGATGGCCTTATTGATTCTTATTTTGATAATAGTAGCACCCTTCAGAGTGTTGCTTCATCATTTGTTAGTATGCCATCATATATTGCTTATGAAAATGCTAGACAAGCTTATGAGGATGCTATTGCTAATGGATCTTCTTCTCAACTTATTAAACAATTGAAGCGTGCCATGAATATCGCAAAGTCTGAATTTGATCATGAGATATCTGTTCAGAAGAAAATTAATAGAATGGCTGAACAAGCTGCTACTCAGATGTATAAAGAAGCACGCTCTGTTAATAGAAAATCTAAAGTTATTAGTGCTATGCACTCTTTACTTTTTGGAATGTTAAGACGTTTGGATATGTCTAGTGTTGAAACTGTTTTGAATTTAGCACGTGATGGTGTTGTGCCATTGTCAGTTATACCTGCAACTTCAGCTTCTAAACTAACTATTGTTAGTCCAGATCTTGAATCTTATTCTAAGATTGTTTGTGATGGTTCTGTTCATTATGCTGGAGTTGTTTGGACACTTAATGATGTTAAAGACAATGATGGTAGACCTGTTCATGTTAAAGAGATTACAAAGGAAAATGTTGAAACTTTGACATGGCCTCTTATCCTTAATTGTGAACGTGTTGTTAAACTTCAAAATAATGAAATTATGCCTGGTAAACTTAAGCAAAAACCTATGAAAGCTGAGGGTGATGGTGGTGTTTTAGGTGATGGTAATGCCTTGTATAATACTGAGGGTGGTAAAACTTTTATGTACGCTTATATTTCTAATAAAGCTGACCTTAAATTTGTTAAGTGGGAGTATGAGGGTGGTTGCAACACAATCGAGTTAGACTCTCCTTGTCGATTTATGGTCGAAACACCTAATGGTCCTCAAGTGAAGTATTTGTATTTTGTTAAAAATTTAAATACCTTACGTAGAGGTGCCGTTCTTGGTTTTATAGGTGCCACAATTCGTCTACAAGCTGGTAAACAAACTGAATTGGCTGTTAATTCTGGACTTTTAACTGCTTGTGCTTTTTCTGTTGATCCAGCAACTACTTACTTGGAAGCTGTTAAACATGGTGCAAAACCTGTAAGTAATTGTATTAAGATGTTATCTAATGGTGCTGGTAATGGTCAAGCTATAACAACTAGTGTAGATGCTAACACCAATCAAGATTCTTATGGTGGAGCGTCTATTTGTTTGTATTGTCGGGCCCACGTTCCTCACCCTAGTATGGATGGTTACTGTAAGTTTAAGGGTAAATGTGTTCAGGTTCCTATTGGTTGTTTGGATCCTATTAGGTTTTGTTTAGAAAATAATGTGTGTAATGTTTGTGGTTGTTGGTTGGGACACGGGTGTGCTTGTGACCGTACAACTATTCAAAGTGTTGACATTTCTTATTTAAACGAGCAAGGGGTTCTAGTGCAGCTCGACTAGAACCCTGCAATGGCACGGACATCGATAAGTGTGTTCGTGCTTTTGACATTTATAATAAAAATGTTTCATTCTTGGGTAAGTGTTTGAAGATGAACTGTGTTCGTTTTAAAAATGCTGATCTTAAGGATGGTTATTTTGTTATAAAGAGGTGTACTAAGTCGGTTATGGAACACGAGCAATCCATGTATAACCTACTTAACTTTTCTGGTGCTTTGGCTGAGCATGATTTCTTTACTTGGAAAGATGGCAGAGTCATTTATGGTAATGTTAGTAGACATAATCTTACTAAATATACTATGATGGACTTGGTCTATGCTATGCGTAACTTTGATGAACAAAATTGTGATGTTCTAAAAGAAGTATTAGTTTTAACTGGTTGTTGTGACAATTCTTATTTTGATAGTAAGGGTTGGTATGACCCAGTTGAAAATGAAGATATACATAGAGTTTATGCATCTCTTGGCAAAATTGTAGCTAGAGCTATGCTTAAATGCGTTGCTCTATGCGATGCGATGGTTGCTAAAGGTGTTGTTGGTGTTTTAACATTAGATAACCAAGATCTTAATGGTAACTTTTATGATTTTGGTGATTTTGTTGTTAGCTTACCTAATATGGGTGTTCCCTGTTGTACATCATATTATTCTTATATGATGCCTATTATGGGTTTAACTAATTGTTTAGCTAGTGAGTGTTTTGTCAAGAGTGATATTTTTGGTAGTGATTTTAAAACTTTTGATTTGCTTAAGTATGATTTCACTGAACATAAAGAAAATTTATTCAATAAGTACTTTAAGCATTGGAGTTTTGATTATCATCCTAATTGTAGTGACTGTTATGATGATATGTGTGTTATACATTGTGCTAATTTTAATACACTATTTGCCACAACTATACCAGGTACTGCTTTTGGTCCACTATGTCGTAAAGTTTTTATAGATGGTGTTCCACTTGTTACAACTGCTGGTTATCATTTTAAGCAATTAGGTTTGGTTTGGAATAAAGATGTTAACACACACTCAGTTAGGTTGACAATTACTGAACTTTTGCAATTTGTCACCGACCCTTCCTTGATAATAGCTTCTTCCCCAGCACTCGTTGATCAACGCACTATTTGTTTTTCTGTTGCAGCATTGAGTACTGGTTTGACAAATCAAGTTGTTAAGCCAGGTCATTTTAATGAAGAGTTTTATAACTTTCTTCGTTTAAGAGGTTTCTTTGATGAAGGTTCTGAACTTACATTAAAACATTTCTTCTTCGCACAGAATGGTGATGCTGCTGTTAAAGATTTTGACTTTTACCGTTATAATAAGCCTACCATTTTAGATATTTGTCAAGCTAGAGTTACATATAAGATAGTCTCTCGTTATTTTGACATTTATGAAGGTGGCTGTATTAAGGCATGTGAAGTTGTTGTAACAAATCTTAATAAGAGTGCTGGTTGGCCATTAAATAAGTTTGGTAAAGCTAGTTTGTATTATGAATCTATATCTTATGAAGAACAGGATGCTTTGTTTGCTTTGACAAAGCGTAATGTCCTCCCTACTATGACACAGCTGAATCTTAAGTATGCTATTAGTGGTAAAGAACGTGCTAGAACTGTTGGTGGTGTTTCTCTGTTGTCTACAATGACCACAAGACAATACCATCAAAAACATCTTAAATCCATTGTTAATACACGCAATGCCACTGTTGTTATTGGTACTACCAAATTTTATGGTGGTTGGAATAATATGTTGCGTACTTTAATTGATGGTGTTGAAAACCCTATGCTTATGGGTTGGGATTATCCCAAATGTGATAGAGCTTTGCCTAACATGATACGTATGATTTCAGCCATGGTGTTGGGCTCTAAGCATGTTAATTGTTGTACTGCAACAGATAGGTTTTATAGGCTTGGTAATGAGTTGGCACAAGTTTTAACAGAAGTTGTTTATTCTAATGGTGGTTTTTATTTTAAGCCAGGTGGTACGACTTCTGGTGACGCTAGTACAGCTTATGCTAATTCTATTTTTAACATTTTTCAAGCCGTGAGTTCTAACATTAACAGGTTGCTTAGTGTCCCATCAGATTCATGTAATAATGTTAATGTTAGGGATCTACAACGACGTCTGTATGATAATTGTTATAGGTTAACTAGTGTTGAAGAGTCATTCATTGATGATTATTATGGTTATCTTAGGAAACATTTTTCAATGATGATTCTCTCTGATGACGGTGTTGTCTGTTATAACAAGGATTATGCTGAGTTAGGTTATATAGCAGACATTAGTGCTTTTAAAGCCACTTTGTATTACCAGAATAATGTCTTTATGAGTACTTCTAAATGTTGGGTTGAAGAAGATTTAACTAAGGGACCACATGAGTTTTGTTCCCAGCATACTATGCAAATAGTTGACAAAGATGGTACCTATTATTTGCCTTACCCAGATCCTAGTAGGATCTTGTCAGCTGGTGTTTTTGTTGATGATGTTGTTAAGACAGATGCTGTTGTTTTGTTAGAACGTTATGTGTCTTTAGCTATTGATGCATACCCTCTTTCAAAACACCCTAATTCCGAATATCGTAAGGTTTTTTACGTATTACTTGATTGGGTTAAGCATCTTAACAAAAATTTGAATGAGGGTGTTCTTGAATCTTTTTCTGTTACACTTCTTGATAATCAAGAAGATAAGTTTTGGTGTGAAGATTTTTATGCTAGTATGTATGAAAATTCTACAATATTGCAAGCTGCTGGTTTATGTGTTGTTTGTGGTTCACAAACTGTACTTCGTTGTGGTGATTGTCTGCGTAAGCCTATGTTGTGCACTAAATGCGCATATGATCATGTATTTGGTACCGACCACAAGTTTATTTTGGCTATAACACCGTATGTATGTAATGCATCAGGTTGTGGTGTTAGTGATGTCAAAAAATTGTATCTTGGTGGTTTGAATTACTATTGTACAAATCATAAACCACAGTTGTCTTTTCCATTATGTTCAGCTGGTAATATATTTGGTTTATATAAAAATTCAGCAACTGGTTCCTTAGATGTTGAAGTTTTTAATAGGCTTGCAACGTCTGATTGGACTGATGTTAGGGACTATAAACTTGCTAATGATGTTAAAGATACACTTAGACTCTTTGCGGCTGAAACTATTAAAGCTAAAGAAGAGAGTGTTAAGTCTTCTTATGCTTTTGCAACTCTTAAAGAGGTTGTTGGACCTAAAGAATTGCTTCTTAGTTGGGAAAGTGGTAAAGTTAAACCACCTTTGAATCGTAATTCTGTTTTCACTTGTTTTCAAATAAGTAAGGACTCAAAATTCCAAATAGGTGAGTTCATCTTTGAGAAGGTTGAATATGGTTCTGATACTGTTACGTATAAGTCTACTGTAACTACTAAGTTAGTTCCTGGTATGATTTTTGTCTTAACATCTCACAATGTCCAACCTTTACGTGCACCAACTATTGCAAACCAAGAGAAGTATTCTAGCATTTATAAATTGCACCCTGCTTTTAATGTCAGTGATGCATATGCTAATTTGGTTCCATATTACCAACTTATTGGTAAACAAAAGATAACTACAATACAGGGTCCTCCTGGTAGTGGTAAGTCACATTGTTCCATTGGACTTGGATTGTACTACCCAGGTGCGCGTATTGTTTTTGTTGCTTGTGCCCATGCTGCTGTTGATTCCTTATGTGCAAAAGCTATGACTGTTTATAGCATTGATAAGTGTACTAGGATTATACCTGCAAGAGCTCGGGTTGAGTGTTATAGTGGCTTTAAACCAAATAACACTAGTGCACAATACATATTTAGCACTGTTAACGCATTACCTGAGTGTAATGCTGATATCGTTGTTGTAGATGAAGTTTCAATGTGTACAAATTATGACCTTTCTGTTATTAACCAGCGTTTATCATATAAACATATTGTTTATGTTGGTGATCCACAACAACTTCCTGCACCTAGAGTAATGATTACTAAAGGTGTTATGGAGCCTGTTGATTATAACGTTGTTACTCAACGTATGTGTGCTATAGGCCCTGATGTTTTTCTTCATAAATGTTATAGATGTCCTGCTGAAATAGTTAATACAGTTTCTGAACTTGTTTATGAGAACAAGTTTGTCCCTGTTAAACCTGCTAGTAAACAGTGTTTTAAAGTCTTTTTTAAGGGTAATGTACAGGTTGACAATGGTTCTAGTATTAACAGAAAGCAGCTTGAAATAGTTAAGCTGTTTTTAGTTAAAAATCCAAGTTGGAGTAAGGCTGTGTTTATTTCTCCTTATAATAGTCAGAATTATGTTGCTAGTAGATTTTTAGGACTTCAAATTCAAACTGTTGATTCTTCTCAAGGTAGTGAGTATGATTATGTAATCTATGCACAAACTTCTGACACTGCACATGCTTGCAATGTAAACCGTTTTAATGTTGCTATAACACGTGCTAAGAAGGGTATATTTTGTGTAATGTGTGATAAAACTTTGTTTGATTCACTTAAGTTTTTTGAGATTAAACATGCAGATTTACACTCTAGCCAGGTTTGTGGCTTGTTTAAAAATTGTACACGCACTCCTCTTAATTTACCACCAACTCATGCACACACTTTCTTGTCGTTGTCAGATCAGTTTAAGACTACAGGTGATTTAGCTGTTCAAATAGGTTCAAATAACGTTTGTACTTATGAACATGTTATATCATTTATGGGTTTTAGGTTTGATATTAGTATTCCTGGTAGTCATAGTTTGTTTTGTACACGTGACTTTGCTATTCGTAATGTGCGTGGTTGGTTGGGTATGGATGTTGAAAGTGCTCATGTTTGTGGCGATAACATAGGTACTAATGTTCCTTTACAGGTTGGTTTTTCAAATGGTGTTAATTTTGTTGTGCAAACTGAAGGTTGTGTGTCTACCAATTTTGGTGATGTTATTAAACCTGTTTGTGCAAAATCTCCACCAGGTGAACAATTTAGACACCTTATTCCTCTTTTACGTAAAGGACAACCTTGGTTAATTGTTCGTAGACGCATTGTGCAAATGATATCTGATTATTTGTCCAATTTGTCTGACATTCTTGTCTTTGTTTTGTGGGCAGGTAGTTTGGAATTAACTACAATGCGTTACTTTGTAAAAATAGGGCCAATTAAATATTGTTATTGTGGTAATTCTGCCACTTGTTATAATTCAGTTAGTAATGAATATTGTTGTTTTAAACATGCATTGGGTTGTGATTATGTTTACAATCCGTATGCTTTTGATATACAACAGTGGGGTTATGTTGGTTCCTTGAGCCAAAACCACCACACATTCTGTAACATTCATAGAAACGAGCATGATGCCTCTGGTGATGCTGTTATGACACGTTGTTTGGCAGTACATGATTGTTTTGTCAAAAATGTTGATTGGACTGTAACGTACCCCTTTATTGCAAATGAGAAATTTATCAATGGCTGTGGGCGTAATGTCCAGGGACATGTTGTTCGTGCAGCCTTGAAATTGTATAAACCTAGTGTTATTCATGACATTGGTAATCCTAAAGGTGTACGTTGTGCTGTTACTGATGCCAAATGGTACTGTTATGACAAGCAACCTGTTAATAGTAATGTCAAGTTGTTGGATTATGATTATGCAACCCATGGTCAACTTGATGGTCTTTGTTTATTCTGGAATTGTAATGTTGATATGTATCCAGAATTTTCAATTGTGTGTCGTTTTGACACACGTACTCGTTCTGTTTTTAATTTAGAAGGTGTTAATGGTGGTTCTCTTTATGTTAACAAACATGCGTTTCATACACCAGCATATGATAAACGTGCTTTTGTTAAATTAAAACCTATGCCCTTTTTTTACTTTGATGACAGTGATTGTGATGTTGTGCAAGAACAAGTTAATTATGTACCCCTTCGCGCTAGTAGTTGTGTTACTCGTTGTAATATAGGTGGTGCTGTTTGTTCAAAACATGCAAATTTGTATCAAAAATATGTTGAGGCATATAATACATTTACACAGGCAGGTTTTAACATTTGGGTACCACATAGTTTTGATGTTTATAATTTGTGGCAAATTTTTATTGAAACTAATTTACAAAGTCTTGAAAATATAGCATTTAATGTTGTAAAAAAAGGGTGTTTTACTGGTGTTGATGGTGAGTTACCTGTTGCAGTTGTTAACGACAAAGTTTTTGTTCGCTATGGCGATGTTGACAACTTGGTTTTTACAAATAAAACAACATTGCCTACTAATGTTGCTTTTGAATTGTTTGCAAAACGAAAAATGGGTTTAACACCACCATTGTCTATTCTCAAAAATCTCGGTGTTGTTGCTACATATAAATTTGTTTTATGGGATTATGAAGCTGAAAGACCTTTTACCTCATATACTAAGAGTGTATGTAAATACACTGATTTTAATGAGGATGTTTGTGTTTGTTTTGACAATAGTATTCAGGGTTCGTATGAGCGTTTTACGCTTACTACGAACGCTGTTTTATTTTCTACTGTTGTCATTAAAAATTTAACACCTATAAAGTTGAATTTTGGTATGTTGAATGGTATGCCAGTTTCTTCTATTAAGGGTGATAAAGGTGTTGAAAAATTAGTTAATTGGTACATATATGTTCGTAAAAATGGTCAATTTCAAGATCACTATGATGGTTTTTACACTCAAGGTAGGAATTTATCAGACTTTACACCAAGAAGTGATATGGAGTATGATTTTCTTAACATGGATATGGGTGTTTTTATTAATAAATATGGTCTTGAGGATTTTAATTTTGAACATGTTGTATATGGTGATGTTTCAAAAACTACATTAGGAGGTCTTCATTTGTTGATATCACAGTTTAGGCTTAGTAAAATGGGTGTTTTGAAAGCTGATGATTTTGTCACTGCTTCTGACACAACTTTGAGGTGCTGTACTGTTACTTATCTTAATGAACTTAGTTCAAAAGTTGTTTGTACTTATATGGATTTGTTGTTGGACGACTTTGTTACTATACTAAAGAGTTTAGATCTTGGTGTAATATCTAAAGTTCATGAAGTTATTATAGATAATAAACCTTATAGGTGGATGTTGTGGTGTAAAGATAACCACTTGTCCACTTTTTATCCACAGTTGCAGTCTGCTGAATGGAAGTGTGGTTATGCTATGCCACAAATTTATAAGCTTCAACGTATGTGTTTGGAACCTTGTAATTTATATAATTATGGTGCTGGTATTAAGTTGCCTAGTGGTATAATGTTAAATGTTGTTAAATACACTCAGCTTTGTCAATACCTAAATAGCACTACAATGTGCGTACCTCATAATATGCGTGTTTTGCACTATGGTGCTGGTTCTGACAAAGGTGTGGCACCTGGTACAACTGTTTTAAAACGTTGGCTACCACCCGATGCAATAATCATTGATAATGATATCAATGATTATGTTAGTGATGCAGATTTTAGCATTACAGGTGATTGTGCTACTGTTTATCTTGAAGATAAGTTTGACTTACTTATTTCTGATATGTATGATGGTAGAATTAAATTTTGTGATGGTGAAAATGTCTCTAAAGATGGGTTTTTTACTTATCTTAATGGTGTTATTAGAGAAAAATTAGCTATTGGTGGTAGTGTTGCCATTAAGATTACAGAATATAGTTGGAATAAGTATCTTTATGAATTAATACAAAGATTTGCTTTTTGGACTTTGTTTTGCACGTCTGTTAATACATCCTCTTCAGAAGCTTTTCTTATTGGTATTAATTATTTAGGTGACTTTATTCAAGGTCCTTTTATAGCTGGTAACACTGTTCATGCTAATTATATATTTTGGCGTAATTCTACTATTATGTCTTTGTCATACAATTCAGTTTTAGATTTAAGTAAGTTTGAATGTAAACATAAAGCCACTGTTGTTGTTACACTTAAAGATAGTGATGTAAATGATATGGTTTTGAGTTTGATTAAGAGTGGTAGGTTGTTGTTACGCAATAATGGTCGTTTTGGTGGTTTTAGTAATCATTTAGTCTCAACTAAATGAAACTTTTCTTGATTTTGCTTGTTTTGCCCCTGGCCTCTTGCTTTTTCACATGTAATAGTAATGCTAATCTCTCTATGTTACAATTAGGTGTTCCTGACAATTCTTCAACTATTGTTACGGGTTTATTGCCAACTCATTGGTTTTGTGCTAATCAGAGTACATCTGTTTACTCAGCCAATGGTTTCTTTTATATTGATGTTGGTAATCACCGTAGTGCTTTTGCGCTCCATACTGGTTATTATGATGCTAATCAGTATTATATTTATGTTACTAATGAAATAGGCTTAAATGCTTCTGTTACTCTTAAGATTTGTAAGTTTAGTAGAAACACTACTTTTGATTTTTTAAGTAATGCTTCTAGTTCTTTTGACTGTATAGTTAATTTGTTATTTACAGAACAGTTAGGTGCGCCTTTGGGCATAACTATATCTGGTGAAACTGTGCGTCTGCATTTATATAATGTAACTCGTACTTTTTATGTGCCAGCAGCTTATAAACTTACTAAACTTAGTGTTAAATGTTACTTTAACTATTCCTGTGTTTTTAGTGTTGTCAACGCCACCGTTACTGTGAATGTCACCACACATAATGGCCGTGTAGTTAACTACACTGTTTGTGATGATTGTAATGGTTATACTGATAACATATTTTCTGTTCAACAGGATGGCCGCATTCCTAATGGTTTCCCTTTTAATAATTGGTTTTTGTTAACTAATGGTTCCACACTAGTGGACGGGGTCTCTAGACTTTATCAACCACTCCGTTTAACTTGTTTATGGCCTGTACCTGGTCTTAAATCTTCAACTGGTTTTGTTTATTTTAATGCCACTGGTTCTGATGTTAATTGTAACGGCTATCAACATAATTCTGTTGTTGATGTTATGCGTTACAATCTTAACTTCAGTGCTAATTCTTTGGACAATCTCAAGAGTGGTGTTATAGTTTTTAAAACTTTACAGTACGATGTTTTGTTTTATTGTAGTAATTCTTCCTCAGGTGTTCTTGACACCACAATACCTTTTGGCCCGTCCTCTCAACCTTATTACTGTTTTATAAACAGCACTATCAACACTACTCATGTTAGCACTTTTGTGGGTATTTTACCACCCACTGTGCGTGAAATTGTTGTTGCTAGAACTGGCCAGTTTTATATTAATGGTTTTAAGTATTTCGATTTGGGTTTCATAGAAGCTGTCAATTTTAATGTCACGACTGCTAGCGCCACAGATTTTTGGACGGTTGCATTTGCTACTTTTGTTGATGTTTTGGTTAATGTTAGTGCAACTAACATTCAAAACTTACTTTATTGCGATTCTCCATTTGAAAAGTTGCAGTGTGAGCACTTGCAGTTTGGATTGCAGGATGGTTTTTATTCTGCAAATTTTCTTGATGATAATGTTTTGCCTGAGACTTATGTTGCACTCCCCATTTATTATCAACACACGGACATAAATTTTACTGCAACTGCATCTTTTGGTGGTTCTTGTTATGTTTGTAAACCACACCAGGTTAATATATCTCTTAATGGTAACACTTCAGTGTGTGTTAGAACATCTCATTTTTCAATTAGGTATATTTATAACCGCGTTAAGAGTGGTTCACCAGGTGACTCTTCATGGCACATTTATTTAAAGAGTGGCACTTGTCCATTTTCTTTTTCTAAGTTAAATAATTTTCAAAAGTTCAAGACTATTTGTTTCTCAACCGTCGAAGTGCCTGGTAGTTGTAATTTTCCGCTTGAAGCCACCTGGCATTACACTTCTTATACTATTGTTGGTGCTTTGTATGTTACTTGGTCTGAAGGTAATTCTATTACTGGTGTACCTTATCCTGTCTCTGGTATTCGTGAGTTTAGTAATTTAGTTTTAAATAATTGTACCAAATATAATATTTATGATTATGTTGGTACTGGAATTATACGTTCTTCAAACCAGTCACTTGCTGGTGGTATTACATATGTTTCTAACTCTGGTAATTTACTTGGTTTTAAAAATGTTTCCACTGGTAACATTTTTATTGTGACACCATGTAACCAACCAGACCAAGTAGCTGTTTATCAACAAAGCATTATTGGTGCCATGACCGCTGTTAATGAGTCTAGATATGGCTTGCAAAACTTACTACAGTTACCTAACTTTTATTATGTTAGTAATGGTGGTAACAATTGCACTACGGCCGTTATGACTTATTCTAATTTTGGTATTTGTGCTGATGGTTCTTTGATTCCTGTTCGTCCGCGTAATTCTAGTGATAATGGTATTTCAGCCATAATCACTGCTAATTTATCCATTCCTTCTAACTGGACTACTTCAGTTCAAGTTGAGTACCTCCAAATTACTAGTACTCCAATAGTTGTTGATTGTGCTACTTATGTGTGTAATGGTAACCCTCGCTGTAAGAATCTACTTAAGCAGTATACTTCTGCTTGTAAAACTATTGAAGATGCCTTACGACTTAGTGCTCATTTGGAAACTAATGATGTTAGTAGTATGCTAACTTTCGATAGCAATGCTTTTAGTTTGGCTAATGTTACTAGTTTTGGAGATTATAACCTTTCTAGTGTTTTACCTCAGAGAAACATTCGTTCAAGCCGTATAGCAGGACGTAGTGCTTTGGAAGATTTGTTGTTTAGCAAAGTTGTTACATCTGGTTTGGGTACTGTTGATGTTGACTATAAGTCTTGTACTAAAGGTCTTTCTATTGCTGACCTTGCTTGTGCTCAGTACTACAATGGCATAATGGTTTTGCCAGGTGTTGCTGATGCTGAACGTATGGCCATGTACACAGGTTCTCTTATAGGTGGCATGGTGCTCGGAGGTCTTACATCAGCAGCCGCCATACCTTTTTCTTTGGCACTGCAAGCACGACTTAACTATGTTGCTTTACAAACTGATGTGCTTCAAGAAAATCAGAAAATTTTGGCTGCATCATTTAATAAGGCTATTAATAATATTGTTGCTTCTTTTAGTAGCGTTAATGATGCTATTACACAAACTGCAGAGGCTATACATACTGTTACTATTGCACTTAATAAGATTCAGGATGTTGTTAATCAACAGGGTAGTGCTCTTAACCATCTCACTTCACAATTGAGACATAATTTTCAGGCCATTTCTAATTCAATTCAGGCTATTTATGACCGGCTTGATTCAATTCAAGCCGATCAACAAGTTGACAGATTAATTACTGGACGGCTTGCAGCTTTGAATGCATTTGTTTCCCAAGTTTTGAATAAATATACTGAAGTTCGTGGTTCAAGACGCTTAGCACAGCAGAAGATTAATGAATGTGTCAAGTCACAATCTAATAGATATGGTTTTTGTGGCAATGGCACTCACATCTTTTCAATCGTCAACTCAGCTCCAGATGGTTTGCTTTTTCTTCATACTGTTTTGCTGCCAACTGATTACAAGAATGTAAAGGCGTGGTCTGGTATCTGTGTTGATGGCATTTATGGCTATGTTCTGCGTCAACCTAACTTGGTTCTTTATTCTGATAATGGTGTCTTTCGTGTAACTTCCAGGGTCATGTTTCAACCTCGCTTACCTGTTTTGTCTGATTTTGTGCAAATATATAATTGTAATGTTACTTTTGTTAACATATCTCGTGTTGAGTTACATACTGTCATACCTGACTACGTTGATGTTAATAAAACATTACAAGAGTTTGCACAAAACTTACCAAAGTATGTTAAGCCTAATTTTGACTTGACTCCTTTTAATTTAACATATCTTAATTTGAGTTCTGAGTTGAAGCAACTCGAAGCTAAAACTGCTAGTCTTTTTCAAACTACTGTTGAATTACAAGGTCTTATTGATCAGATTAACAGTACATATGTTGATTTGAAGTTGCTTAATAGGTTTGAAAATTATATCAAATGGCCTTGGTGGGTTTGGCTCATTATTTCTGTTGTTTTTGTTGTATTGTTGAGTCTTCTTGTGTTTTGTTGTCTTTCTACAGGTTGTTGTGGTTGTTGCAATTGTTTAACTTCATCAATGCGAGGCTGTTGTGATTGTGGTTCAACTAAACTTCCTTATTACGAATTTGAAAAGGTCCACGTTCAATAATGCCTTTTGGTGGCCTATTTCAACTTACTCTTGAAAGTACTATTAATAAGAGTGTGGCTAATCTCAAATTACCACCTCATGATGTTACTGTCTTGCGTGACAATCTTAAACCTGTTACTACACTTAGTACTATTACTGCTTATTTGTTAGTTAGTTTGTTTGTCACTTACTTTGCTTTATTCAAACCTCTTACTGCTAGAGGTCGTGTTGCTTGTTTTGTTTTAAAACTATTGACACTATTTGTCTATGTGCCTTTATTGGTTCTTTTTGGTATGTATCTTGACAGTTTTATAATTTTTTCTACGCTGTTGTTTCGATTCATACATGTTGGCTATTATGCCTATCTCTATAAAAATTTTTCATTTGTTTTGTTCAATGTTACTAAACTATGCTTCGTTTCAGGCAAGTGTTGGTATCTTGAACAATCATTTTATGAAAATCGTTTTGCTGCTATTTATGGTGGTGACCACTATGTCGTTTTAGGTGGTGAAACTATTACTTTTGTTTCTTTTGATGACCTTTATGTTGCTATTAGAGGTTCTTGTGAAAAGAACCTACAACTTATGCGTAAGGTTGACTTGTATAATGGTGCTGTCATTTACATTTTTGCCGAAGAGCCTGTTGTTGGTATAGTCTACTCTTCTCAACTATACGAAGATGTTCCTTCGATTAATTGATGACAATGGTATTGTCCTCAATTCCATTTTATGGCTCCTTGTTATGATATTTTTCTTTGTGTTGGCAATGACCTTTATTAAACTGATTCAATTGTGTTTTACTTGTCATTATTTTTTTAGTAGGACATTATATCAACCAGTTTATAAAATTTTTCTTGCTTACCAAGATTATATGCAAATAGCACCTGTTCCAGCTGAAGTACTAAATGTCTAAACTAAACGATGTCTAATAGTAGTGTGCCTCTTTTAGAGGTTTATGTCCATTTACGTAACTGGAACTTTAGTTGGAATTTAATTCTAACGCTTTTTATAGTTGTGTTGCAGTATGGGCATTATAAGTATAGCAGACTTCTTTATGGTTTAAAGATGTCTGTTTTATGGTGTTTATGGCCACTTGTTCTAGCTTTGTCTATTTTTGACTGTTTTGTCAATTTTAATGTGGACTGGGTCTTTTTTGGTTTTAGTATTCTTATGTCTATTATTACACTTTGTTTATGGGTTATGTATTTTGTTAATAGTTTCAGACTTTGGCGCCGTGTTAAAACTTTTTGGGCTTTTAATCCTGAAACTAATGCAATCATCTCTCTCCAGGTTTACGGACATAATTATTACTTACCGGTGATGGCTGCACCTACAGGTGTTACATTAACACTTCTTAGTGGTGTACTTCTTGTTGATGGCCATAAGATTGCTACTCGTGTTCAAGTGGGTCAGTTGCCTAAATATGTAATAGTTGCTACGCCTAGTACCACAATTGTTTGTGACCGTGTTGGTCGCTCTGTTAATGAAACAAGCCAGACTGGTTGGGCATTCTACGTCCGTGCTAAACATGGTGATTTTTCTGGTGTTGCCTCTCAGGAGGGTGTTTTGTCAGAAAGAGAGAAGTTGCTTCATTTAATCTAAACTAAACAAAATGGCTAGTGTAAATTGGGCCGATGACAGAGCTGCTAGGAAGAAATTTCCTCCTCCTTCATTTTACATGCCTCTTTTGGTTAGTTCTGATAAGGCACCATATAGGGTCATTCCCAGGAATCTTGTCCCTATTGGTAAGGGTAATAAAGATGAGCAGATTGGTTATTGGAATGTTCAAGAGCGTTGGCGTATGCGCAGGGGGCAACGTGTTGATTTGCCTCCTAAAGTTCATTTTTATTACCTAGGTACTGGACCTCATAAGGACCTTAAATTCAGACAACGTTCTGATGGTGTTGTTTGGGTTGCTAAGGAAGGTGCTAAAACTGTTAATACCAGTCTTGGTAATCGCAAACGTAATCAGAAACCTTTGGAACCAAAGTTCTCTATTGCTTTGCCTCCAGAGCTCTCTGTTGTTGAGTTTGAGGATCGCTCTAATAACTCATCTCGTGCTAGCAGTCGTTCTTCAACTCGTAACAACTCACGAGACTCTTCTCGTAGCACTTCAAGACAACAGTCTCGCACTCGTTCTGATTCTAACCAGTCTTCTTCAGATCTTGTTGCTGCTGTTACTTTGGCTTTAAAGAACTTAGGTTTTGATAACCAGTCGAAGTCACCTAGTTCTTCTGGTACTTCCACTCCTAAGAAACCTAATAAGCCTCTTTCTCAACCCAGGGCTGATAAGCCTTCTCAGTTGAAGAAACCTCGTTGGAAGCGTGTTCCTACCAGAGAGGAAAATGTTATTCAGTGCTTTGGTCCTCGTGATTTTAATCACAATATGGGGGATTCAGATCTTGTTCAGAATGGTGTTGATGCCAAAGGTTTTCCACAGCTTGCTGAATTGATTCCTAATCAGGCTGCGTTATTCTTTGATAGTGAGGTTAGCACTGATGAAGTGGGTGATAATGTTCAGATTACCTACACCTACAAAATGCTTGTAGCTAAGGATAATAAGAACCTTCCTAAGTTCATTGAGCAGATTAGTGCTTTTACTAAACCCAGTTCTATCAAAGAAATGCAGTCACAATCATCTCATGTTGCTCAGAACACAGTACTTAATGCTTCTATTCCAGAATCTAAACCATTGGCTGATGATGATTCAGCCATTATAGAAATTGTCAACGAGGTTTTGCATTAAATTGTTTTGTAATTCCAGTTGAATGTTTATTATTATTAGTTGCAACCCCATGCGTTTAGCGCATGATAAGGGTTTAGTCTTACACACAATGGTAGGCCAGTGATAGTAAAGTGTAAGTAATTTGCTATCATATTAACATGTCTAGAGGAAAGTCAGAACTTTTTCTGTTTGTGTTGTTGGAGTACTTAAAGATCGCATAGGCGCGCCAACAATGGAAGAGCCAACAACATATCTAAAAATGTTTTGTCTGGTACTTGTTAATGATATTGTTTTTGATATGGATACAC